TCGAAAGGATCACCGCTCGCCGGCGCGGATGAAAACGACGGTGAAGACGATGACGACGATAATGACGGCAACGATGAAGCCGGCGACAAGAACAAGGAGGACCAGTGATGGCGAGCATCTTTGACGGTATCGACACGACTGATCCGTGCCTTGTCTGGCCAGTTCTGCAGACCGCCTATTACAAGCTCGTCGCCGGCGAAACCGAAGTCCGTGTGAAGTACCAGGAATTCGACGTCACTGTGCAACCTGCCAGCATTCAAGAGCTTGAGGTTTTGATTACCCGCCTCAAAGGCGAGTGCAACCGCAAGCAAGGCATCCGTACTCGCTTTGCCATGCGCGGCGGATTTTAGGAAAGCGATCCAATGCCGGAAATCAATGAATTGAGCTACCTGCGGGCCGCCTCGCAGGTGTTTGACACGCCTTTGCTCCTGTCACAGAGCCAAGGGCTTCTGATCGGCGAGTACCTTGCCGCGAGGATGCTTGGTCAGTCGACGCCGGAGCCGCAGGGCAATCGTTTTCGAGGCGAAGAGGTCATCGAGCAGGGAGTCAACGGTCCCGAATGGCAGGGATATGCCCGCGAAGGCAATGTCGCGCGCATCCAGCTCATGGGCGAGTTGGTCAATCGCGGTGCCTGGATGGGTTCATACTCCGGAATGACCTCCTATGAGGGCTTTACCGAGCAGCTGACCCGGGCTGCCGCTGATCCGGAAGTTTCGACAATTCTGCTCGACGTCAACTCACCAGGTGGCCAGGCAGCGGGCATGATGGAAACCGCACGTCTTGTGCGCTCGGTTTCGGAGCAAAAGCCGGTTGTGGCCGTCGTCAACTCACTGGCCGCGTCGGCAGGTTATGGCCTTGTCAGCGGCGCATCCAAAATCGTCATGACCGAAAGCTCCGAAGTCGGATCTATCGGTGTTCTCTGGCTGCACTTTGATCGTAGCAAACAGATGGAAAATCGCGGCGTCAAAGCAACCATCATCCATGCTGGCGCCCGGAAGGTTGACGGTCATCCGTTCAGCCCGCTCGAAGGCGAGGCGCTCTCAAACATCGAAGGTCGGATCAACGCGATCATGTCGCGCTTCGTTTCTCTCGTCTCCGAACATCGGGGGGTTGATGAGGAGGCGATCCGGGGCCTTGAGGCAAATACCTTGTTTTCCGACGAAGCGCTCTCGGCGGGGCTCGCCGATGAGGTCGGCACGTTCGATGAGGTTTTGGAAGATCTATCCCGCGCCCGCGTCGGGCGCTCACTCTCGCAGCAAAGGGGACTATCCATGAGCGGGAATAACCAGCAGCCCGATGCATCTGCTTCGGGCTTTACTCAGGAACAGCTTGACCAGGCTGTTGAACTGGCTGTTGCAGATGCCATCGCTTCGGCAACCGGTGCCGAACGGACCCGCATCAAGGCCATTCTGGATGGCGAGGAGGCAAAGGGCCGGGAAGACCTGGCCCGTCATTTTGCCTTCGACACGGACCAGACCCCGGAAGCGGCGAATGCCGCGCTCGGCAAATCGCCGAAGGCCAAGGTCGAGACCGATGATGAAGACTTCGGCAAACGCAAGGAAAGCGCCTCTGCCGATGCCGCGGTTGAACTCGGCGGGCCGCTTAAGGCCAAAAAAGAGCGCTCCAGCCTGTCCAAGGCCGTCGACCGCTACGCCAACTAACTCAGCAGACACCGTTTCACGAAATCTGACCTCGACCCGTTTCAGGGCCGGGGAACGCTTTTACTCGGCCGATTGAAAGGATTTTCAACATGTTGCCGCACTACTCCATGACCCAGCCGAAGGGTCTGACTTCGGTTCTGAAATGGGAGGCCAATCCGGATTTCTCCCGCGAAAGCGTTGTGCTGCTCGCTGGGAACGGCTCTGTTCGCACCGTTGCTGTCGGCATGATTCTGGCAATGCTTGCAACAACCGCAAACATCTCTGCTGCCGTTTCAGTTGATGCCAGCAACACAGGCAATGGCGTTCTCACGATGGCAGCGCCGGCCGTTACCGGCAAAGCCAAAGAGGGTGTCTATACCGTTGTCTGCACCGAACCGGCGGCCAATGGCGGCACGTTTGAGGTAAGCGACCCGAACGGGGAGTCCATCGGTACCGCACAGGTCGGTGCTGCTTTCACCAAGCAGGTCCGCTTCACCATTGCGGACGGCAGCAATGACTTTGCTGCAGGTGATCGCTTTGAGATTACGGTCTCAGGCGCGGACATCAACCCCAATGCCGGCAAGGTGGTTGCGTGGGACCCGACGGCATCGGACGGGTCTGAGGTTCCCTGGGGAATCGCCGCGACAGATGCTGAGGCACCGGACGGTATTGACCTCTCGATCGGTCTTATCGCGCTGCGCCGCGATGTTCTGTGTTTCGCCAACGGTATCGTCTGGCCAGACGGGGTCACCGACGCGCAGAAGGCACTTGCCCTTGAGGACCTTGAAAAACAGGGGATCGTGGTCCGTACCGCGTAACCCAGCAACCTAACGGGGCCGGCATTGCCGGCCTTTTTCTTATCTCCGGCAGAGCCGGACATCATCAGGAGTGAAAGGCTATGCCGGAAATTCTCTTTCCTTACTCGAATGTCGAGCTGACCGAGGAGGTCAACCGCATTCCAAACAACTTCGGGATGCTCAACGCACTGAACCTGGCTCCGGATGAGCCGATGGCATCACGCTATGTGCGCCTCGACTTCCGCGACGGTCAACTGGTCGTTCTGGCTGCGTCAGAAGCAGGTGCACCAGGTCAAATGTCCGAGCAGGACGAGGTTGGCGGAACGATTCTCTTGATCCCACATTTTCCGCATCTGGAAACGATCAAGACCGAAGACCTCGTCGGCGGTGTTGAAGTCATCAATGGGATGATGAGCGCACGGAATCTAAATACGGAAACCGCACGTCGACTGAACACGATCCGTGGCCATCACGCGATCACGCTGGAATACATCCGCATGGGCATGTTGCGCGGCCTTATCAAGGATGGTCGCGGTGTCACGCTTTATGACCTTTACAGTGTTTTCAATCTCTCGAAGAAAACCATCGACTTCGTTCTCGGCACTGCGGGCACCAATGTGTATGAGAAATGCGAAGAGGTGATCGACCACATTCAGAGCAATCTGAAAGGTGAGACCTCCACGCAGGTTGAAGTGATTGTTTCGCCGAGCTTCTTCAACAAGCTGGTGTCACATCCAAACGTCGAGAAGTTCTGGATTCAAACTCAGCAGGCGTCGAGGTTGCAGGATATCGAGCGCCAGAACCTCGGTGGGAACTGGGGTCGGGTGTTCGAATTCGGGCAGATCCTGTTCCGTGAGTACAAGGGAACGTTCCCGGTTCGTAACTCTTCGGGCGTGATCACATCAGAAGCGATTGTCGAAGCGGGCAAAGGTCATGCATATCCCGCAGGTACGCAAAACCTGTTCCGCACCTATCAAGGACCGGTTCACCACGTTGATATGGTCAATATCGCGCCTGACGCATCCGATCCGATCTATGTGTCTAGCAAGGTCCTCGATCATGGAGCTGGTGTGGAGATGAAGTCGCAGTCCAACCGGATTGCGGTCTGCAAGCAGCCGAACCTCCTAGTCGAAGTCATCACTTCGAACTGATCGGACGCAGATGCGCTCTGACATTGCAACCAAAGCTGTCGACGCCGCCTTTGTACGGCTTGGCGTCGACAGCCTTTATAGTGCCGCACCGTGCAAGCTCATGTTTGAGAGCGATGACGATGTCGGCGTCGACATGGGCGATTTCGTCTCTCGGCCGGTGGGGCGGGAAACGATTTTCCTTGTGCGCAAAAGCGAAGTCACCCCGGTCGAGGGCGGCGTTTTTACAGTCAACGGCGAAACGCACAAGATCGTCGCCAAGCCAATTCTCAAAGATGACGCCAGGCTTGTCTGGCGTTGCCGCGTGGTTCTCCAAAGTGCCTGATATTCAACTCGCAGCTTTCGGCAACCTGCAAAAGGAGCTGAACCGGCAATCCGACGAAGTCGCGCGCGCCATTTTCGAGGCGACCGATGATGTCGCGGTGGCCGTCAAGAAACGGTTCCGGCAACAAATCAATTCCGCAGGTCTGGGAAACCGGCTTGCAAAGACATGGCGTCACAGAACCTTCCCGAGCCGCAATGTCCTGACACTGGAACCGGCCGCGCTCATCTGGTCGAAGGCACCGCACATCGTTTCTGCGTTTTCGTCTGCCGATCCAATCCGGTCGACCAGGTCTGCCGGGTTTCTGGCTATTCCAACGGATTTTGCGCCGGCAAGCCGCAAACGAGGCGCTCGCCGTCGGCGAATGTCGATGGAGGACTTTCTGGAGACTTTCGGCCTGGACAGTTTGAAGGTCTTTCCAAAACCGGGCAGCGGCAACCGGGTTTTCTACGCCGTTGCCGAAAAGGGCTTCAGGCGATCGGGCGGCAAGAAGCGCCGGTCGCGAGTTGTAAAGGAAGGTGGCCGGATCAAGTCGCAACCGGTCTTGATGTACGTGCTTGTCAAACAGGTCCGGCTTGCCAAGCGCTTTGACATTGATTCCGTTGCTGCCGTCGCAGAACGGCTGTTCGTCCAACGGGTCACGGCTGGAATTTCAAGGAAGCTTGGTCAATGAACTCTGACATCGCGCTAACTGCACTGCAGAGCGTTCTAACGACGCTCGCCACGTCTGAAACCTCCGTGCCGTCGTTTCACAGAAACGAACCACTGGAGAAGATGCTGGAAGCGCTCGAAGACGGCGCAAAGGGTTTTGCTAATCTGATCGACGGGGACGTTCGTGTCGACAATGTCCTAATCGGCGATGGCGCTGTTTATGAGCTGACCCTATTGCCGGACCTCGAAGTCATCGTCCAGGGCGACGCCGATGCGGACCGCCGCGCGTCCCTGTCTGCGATCGTTGGTGCCGTTGCGGTGGCCGTCGATGCCGATCCAACCCTCGGAGGGGCGTGTGCGCATTCTCGCCTTGCCGGGATCACACGATCAGGCCTTGCGACGGACGGTGTTCCAAATCTCTCCGGTCTGATCGTCGGCCTGGAGATCGAGCTGACCTCCGACCAACCCTTCTGACGATCCAACAGGTGAAACATGAGCGAGAAGCGAACCGCCGCCTCTTCGAAGGCTGGCTATTTCATTTTGCTTGAGGACTGCGGCGGCAACCGCCGCGGCAAGGTTCTCTGGCTTGAGCCGGACGCGATCAAGAAGCTCGACGGGAAAATCCGCCGGGCAACCGATCTTGAAAAATCCATTGCCGCGATTGGCGGCTGATCCAAAGGAGCTTTCCCATGGCAACGAGCGCAAAGCCGCGCGGCAAGACCGCAAACCTTCTGTTTGGCACGCAGACACAGTTCGACCAGGCGGCAACCGGGAACTACCTGTCGACATTCTTCTATTCGGAGAACCTCGGCGAAACCGAGCCTTTCGAGGAAAACCCGCTGATCGGCCTTTCGCGGAACAACAACCGCGATGCGACCGAGCCGCAGCCGGGACTGTTGAGCGCTGCCGGCGACATCGTCGTGCCGCTTGACGCCAACCATTTCCCGTATTGGCTGACCATGCTCTTCGGTCAGCCCAATACGACCGGGGCAGGGCCGTACACCCATGTCTGGACGTCTGGCAGCGAAGTCTTGCCGTGGCGCACCATTGAGGTCGAAAAGCGCGCCGGGTTGGCTTTTTACCAGACCCTCGGTGTCGTCGCGAACGGCATGTCGCTTGACGCAACCCGAGGCGGCGGCTTCAGGCAGGTGACCTTGAACTGCCTCGCCCGAAACCAGGTCAAGCTCACCACTTCGGGCGGCGGCACGCCTCCTGCCATGGTGCCAACCTCGCTGCTCCCGGCATCGCAGGGGCTGCTCCGCGTGAACGGCGCCCTCGCGGGCAACTTCCTCGGCGCGTCGATCAACTACCAAAACGGCTTTGCCGATGATGAGTCGATTAATGGCACAAAGTTTGTGTCCGGATATGATCTCGACACGGAGGCGCAGCTCACCGGAAACGGGCGAGTGCGTTATACCGATGACACCTACTACGACATCATGAATGCAGGAGCACCGGTCGCACTGGAGCTTGAATTCGGTGAAGCGGCCGATGCGCGGATCAACTTTGCAATGCCCGCGGTTCGCTTTGACCGTGCACCGTTTGCGCCGATCAATGGTCCTGGCCGGCTGGAGTCGGAATTCGGTTTCCGCGCCGAGCAAACGACAGGCGCTCCGATGCTGACCGTGACCGTCACCAACAACGTTGACGCCTATGTCCTTTAATCCTTCGGAATTTTCCTTCGAGGACCGCGCCGTTCCGTTTCCTTACGGCGTGGTCCTCACCATGCGTCCGGCAAACTCGATCGATGTTGACCAGGCGCAAGCTGAGGCCTCGACCTCTATTCGGGACATGGTCATGTCCCGCAACGCGCTGACGGTTTATGGAGTGCCGCAGAGCTTGATCGAGCACGACCTGCGGCTCGGACAGTCGGGCGACGATTGCGAGAATGAAGATGATGAAGAGTTCGTTGCTGATCGTTTGCGCAACTTTCTTGGCCTCTCCTCGTTCATTTCGAGCGTGCTCTTATTTGAGCAGATCGTGACGAATTGGGAAAACGTCACTGGTGACGACGATGATGTGCTTCCGATCAATCGCACCACCATTGGCCGCTTTCTGCTCCATCCCGACATGAAACGAGCCTTCGACAAGGTCGCGTATTCTGTCCAGGTCGCGGTTCGAGAAGAGGGAAACGGATCGACCGTCTCGCAGCCTGGTTCGGGCGAGGCGGAGGACGATACTGCGAAGGCTGCAGAGAGCTGAACCAGAATTGCGGACAGAAGTGTCCGATGGATCGGAACCAGCCGCAAACGGGGCTCGGCCATTTGGCCGTGCGGTTGGCGACGGGGGCAGGGGTGTGGCGCGTGTCCGACCAGGATGGACGTCGCACCGGTCTCCTCATAAGTGAGGCGCTTGCGCGAGCAGGCGACCTAACCGCCGCACAAACGGCCATCGTTTCAGGATTCCTTGTCCGTTACGAGGCCGCCTTCTTGAAGTCATTCCAGGAACATCACGGAGCTGCCCATGCGAGGTAGGATGCCTCAGGTTGGCATTCGGCTTGCTGCTGTCGACGGAAAAGTCGTTCAGCGCGAGTTGCGTAAATTCGGCGTTGAGGGCGAACAGGCTCTCCAGCGGATTGAACGCGCAAGCAAGCCCGCCAGGCGTAGTCTGAAAGCCGTTGACGCTGCCGTTGACGATTTGAAGACAAGCGCGTCCGGCATGTCGAGCAATCTCGGTGCAGCCGGTGCTGGATTACGAGCGATGGGACCGGCTGGGGCAGCTGCCGCAATTGGCATTGGTGCATTGTCGCTCGGCTTTGCAAAAATTGTGACCTCGTCCCGTGATGCAGCACGCTCGGTGGCTGAGATCGGAGATGCAGCTCGCCGCGCGGGCCTAGATTTTGTGCCGTTTCAGGAACTGCAGCTATTTGCTGAGCGGAATCGGATTGCCGTCGACGCATTGACCGACGGAATGAAAGAACTGAACCTTCGTGCGGACGAGTTCATCCTTACCGGAGCCGGATCTGCGGCCGAGGCATTCCAGCGGCTTGGTTTCAGCGCGGCGGAACTGAAAAGGGAGCTCGAAAACCCATCCGACCTGCTCGTTGAAATTATTGAGCGCCTTGAGAAATTCGATCGCGCTGCTCAAATCCGGATCGCCGATGAAATTTTCGGTGGCACCGCCGGCGAACGCTTTGTCGAGCTGATCGACCGCGGCTCAGACAACTTGCGTCGCATGATCCAGGAGTCGCGTGATCTCGGCTTGATCTTTGATGCGGATGTCATCAAGCGGGCTGAAGAGCTGGATAGTGAACTGACTAAAGCATCGCAGACAATAAATCGCAGTTTGACTAGGGCACTGCTTGATGCGGCGCCAGCAATGCAAGCGCTCACCGAATTTCTCGCAACAGCGTTGGATGGTTTTAGCTCTCTGATTGATTTAACGCGTGACGTTGAAGACCAATCGACGCTGCGTGTTCAAGAGCGTTACATTAAGCTCGTCAATGAAGGCATACTTCTCCGAGAGTCGATTGCAGGTCTCGAAAGGCGCGACGATTCTATTGCAGCTGCGCGATTGAAAGTTCAAAGGGAACGCCTCGCTCTGATTGAAGCAGAGGCAGCCGCTCTTCGCGAGCTGCTTGACGTCCGCAATGGTAAACCTCCGGAAGGTGCTGCTACGACGCCTTCAACGACCGGCCAGGAAGCCAATTTCCAGGCTGAAGAAGAACGCAAGCGTCTCGAAAAAATTGCTGATACCTGGATCGAACGGATCACTCCGGCGGCGGATGAATATCAGGCAACACTCAAAGATATTGCTGACGCCGAAAAACAAGGCCTGCTGACAGCAACGCAGGCGGCAGATGCCCGTGCCAAGGCGACCGAGGATTACGAAAAGGTCGTCGACAAGCTCAATGCCACTGGCAACAAAGAGCTCGAAAAACGTCTGGCCGAAGTCAAGAAGCTGATTGAGGCGAGCCGCACGCCAGCTGAAGAGTTGGCAGAACGGCTCCGGCGCATCGCCGAACTGGAAAGTGAAGGTCTGTTCTCACGTGCCGGCGGCAGCGCCGACGACGCCCGTGCCAAGGCAATGCGGGACTATGCTGCGGCAACAGATGACGCTGCCGCGGCTCTGGAGCGTCTTGAAGAGATCGCCTCCGGCAATGGTCCGAGTGCATATGCGGCTCAGCTGGTTGTTGCCGAGCGCCGCACGAATGATCTCAGAGAAGCAACGGTACCTCTGCGTGAAGAGCTTGCCGACGGTCTGGCCGACGCCATCGTCAACGGCGAGGAACTCTCAGACGTTCTTGAAAATCTTGCCAAGCAGATCCTGCGAGACTTCATCTCCGGGCAGCTCAATTTCCTCTTTGGTGGACCAGCGCCGACCGATTTCCTGTCGCGTCTCTTCGGGGCGATCACTGGCGGTCGTCTCGGCGGTGGCAGGGTTGCGGGAACGACGTCGGTTTCAAGTTACAGCCCGCCTGTTGCTGCTGCTGCGTCTCTTCCGGCAACCGCGGCGGCCTCGGCGATCGCGCCGTCAACCGGTGGATCGGTTGCATCTCAGGTGTGGCGTTACTTCCTCGGCAAGGGGCTGCAGCCGCACCAGGTGGCAGGGATCGTCGGCAATGTATCTGCTGAAAGCGCATTCAATCCGTTTGCGATCGGGGATGGTGGAAATGCCTTTGGGCTGTTTCAGCACAATAATCGGCGTTTCGACCTGTTTGATTTTATCGGCGGCCGGCAGAACCTCGGCAATGTGCGCGGTCAGCTGGACTTCGCCTGGCACGAACTCCAGACCACCGAAAACCGGGCGTTCCGCGATCTTCTTTCGAGCCGGAATGTGCGGGAGGCAACTGCGGCCTTCGGCGGTTTCGAGCGTCCTTCCGGATTTTCCTATGCTAATCCGGAGGCCATGCACAACTGGACCGGCCGATTGCAAGCGGCTGAAGAAGCTCTCAACGTCTTTGGTGGTGATCTTCAAACCGCATCGACAGGCCTGACCCGCTTCGATGGCGGGATCAGCAAGGCGATTGGATCGCTTGCCGATGGCAGCAACTCGCTTGCCAACACTGCAACGTCCTTTGCGGGCCAGTCTCAGGAGCTGGCCGGGTCCATGACGGAAGGCCTTCAGAACATTGTCGGTGGGCTCGGAGAAGGTGGAAGCGCCGCTGGTGGTGGCGGTTTCGGAGGTCTCTTTTCCGGTATTTTCAAAGCGATCGGCGGCCTGTTCGGGTTCAACCGGGGTGGAGCGACTGGACCTGGCGCTGATAGCGATGTCGCAGGGTTTGTTCATGCGAACGAATATGTATTCAGCGCGCCTGCGACACGTCGCATTGGTGTCGGTGTCCTTGATGCGCTGCACAGCAATTCACTGAGGGGCTTTCGTTCCGGCGGCTACGTGACGCCATATGCTTCGACCGGTGGCGGTCAACAGATGCGCTCCAGGGCGGCAAATGACGATCAGCTCAAGATCGAAATGCACAACTATTCCGGTGCGCAGGTCGATGTTGAAGAGGAGCGTGACGACCGCGGCGGCCGAAGCATCAAGTTTATCCTTTCAGAGCAAGTCGCAGATGCCTTGAACACACCAGGCGGCGCCGCGCAGCGCACGCTTGGGCGTACCTATGGCGTCAAGAAGCAAAGGGCTAAGCGATGATTCCAGTTTGGCCTGCGGAGCTTCCCAAGCCGCAGAGATCCGGGTTCCAGAAACAACTTCAAGACCCGCGCGTTCGCAAGCGCGCTGAAACCGGAACGCCGGGATATAAGCGCCGTTTTTCCTCTGTCGGTGAGCTGGTGTCGTTGAGCATCAAGATCTCGCGCGAAGAGCTCGCCATCTTTGAGAAGTTCCATCGGGAAGAGACGCAGTTCGGAGCTTTGCCGTTCCTCATGCCGGATCCCGTTACCGATGGGTGGCCGTTGCTTGCGCCAGACGGGAACGCGCTTCTCACACCAGACGATGAGCCGCTCTTGATAGCTGCGCATTGGCTGGTTCTTTTTGGAGACAATATGCCGGTGACGAGCAAACCTGGTCTCCAGTTTGTTGTCACCTTTCCTGTGACGGTGATGCCTTGAGACGGGTTTCTTTGAACCAGCGACTTTCGCAGGAAGAAAACTCGACCAACGAGATTGAAGTTGCGTTGTTTCATATCGAGCATACGGCTCTGTCGGAGCCCATTCGGCTTTCAACTGACAATACCGAACGACTTTCCGTTGAACCGCTGGCCTATGGAACACGGTCATCGTTCAATGGTGCCAACCCGGTCAGCGAGCCCTTTCAATTCGTGCTCGTCTCTGCCGACTTGCCGAGTGACCTTGAAGAAGCACCTGCAGAAGCGGTCCTCATTCTTGAGAACGTGACAAAGGGCATCGCCGATCTCCTGCAGATGATCACCACGCAGGCGACGGTCGACATGGCGGTCGTGCTCGCCTCATCGCCCGATCAGCTTGAAGCTGAATATCGTGATTTGCGTCTCGTGCGCGCCGAAGGCGACGCATCCGAAATCTCGCTCTTTTTGAGCCGTCAACCGATCGAAGAAGAGAGTTTTCCCTCCGTGCGCATGACAAAACAGCGATTTCCGGGGCTTCACAGATGAGTTGGAGCAACAAATACGTCGGCATTCCATTCAAGGAATTCGGCCGCGAGAGCAAGGGCTGCGATTGCTACGGCCTTGCAGTTCTCGTTTATGCAGAAGAGCTTGGCATGCAGCTCCTTTCTTACGCAGGCGACTATGTCAGCTGCGATGAGCGCAGCGAACTCAACGTTCTCTTTTCAAACGCGATTGACTTCGGCCCCTGGCGTAAAATCGAGGGCGCTGCCAAGCCTTTCGATATCGCGCTGTTTCGCATAGGCAATCTGGCTGCGCATTGCGGCGTCGTCGTTAAAAGTGGTGTGATGCTCCACGTCCAAGGCGAAGACCAGGTCAAGGTAGAGAGCTATCAAAGCGGTGCCTGGAAGCCGCGGCTGCTCGGTCACTACCGCCATGCTGATCTAGTGGAGCGTTCCTTTGACTGAGACCGTCCCCGTCATTGCTGCGCCGCTGTTCGACCCGGGTATTGGCCGGATCGATCTGACGCTACCGCAAGGGCTGTCGCTTGCAGAAATCGTTGCGACTGCTTTGCCTGAAGCGGTCGGTGAGGACCTGCCGATCCGCGTTGCTCTCGTGACCGATAAAGGCGCAGAGATCATTCAGCGCAAGAACTGGCAGTTCGTCAGACCGCGTCCGGGCGTTCGGGTTGTCATCAGGGTGTTGCCGGGAAAGAACGCCCTGCGGTCGATCCTCCAGGTCGTGGTCGCCATCGCGGCGATCGCAATTGGTGCCTTCTTTGCGCCGGTTCTTGCTGGTGCTTTCGGAATTTCCGTTGGCCTGGCGCAAGCAGGTTTGTCACTTGGTGTCACCGCCCTCGGCAATCTCCTGATCAATGCGCTCGTCCCGCCTGCGAGTCCCGACACGTCAGCTGCGACTTCGGACAGTGAAGTGAAGCAGTCTTTCACCGTCAGTGGCTGGAAAAATCGCTTGGCGCCAGACGCGCCGCTTCCGGTTCCATTTGGTGAGCACCGCTATGCGCCGCCCTTTGCAGCCCGGCCATACACCGAGATTGTCGGAGACATTCAGTACATTCGCGCACTGTTCGTTTTCGGTCCAGGTCCGATCGATCTTTCAGAATTCAAGATCGGCACTACCGATATCGACGAGTACGACGAGGTCGAGATGGAAATTAGGGAAGGGCGCCCTGATGACGAGCCGGTCACGTTGTTCCCAAGACAAGTATTGGAAGACCCCGCCGGTACCGATCTCACGCGGCCATTGCCGCGCAACGATGCAGGCAATGTGATTTCCGGACCGTCGACCGAGGAGCCGGTCGTTCGCTATTCGGCGGCAAACGGAACCGGCGCATCGGTGATTGTCTCTTTCCCGGGCGGACTGTTCCAGTACGACAACAATGGCAATCTACAATCTCTCAGTGTTTCAGTTCGCATTCGCTATCGGGCGCAGGATAGTGAAGATCCCTGGATCGATGTCACGACGCTGAACGTTGCCGCGGCAAAGCGTGAAGCCTTTTATAGACAGCACACTTGGGACTTCCCGGCGCGCGGCCGCTACGAGATCGAAGTCACCCGAATGACCGACGAGCGGACCAGTGCGCGCGTTCAGGACAGGTCCGTGCTGGTTGCCGTTCAAACCATACGGCCAGAGTATCCGATCAACTACGAGGAGCCGCTTGCAATTGTCGCCGTGCGGGTGAAGGCAACCTATCAGCTGAACGGAGCGCTCGACGATCTGAATGGCATTGCCAAGCGCGTTTGTCCCGATTGGGACAGCAGCTCTGGTACCTGGATCGAACGCGCGACGACCAACCCAGCCTCGCTCTATAGGTGGTTGCTCCAGTCGACGGTCAATGCGTATCCGGTGCCTGACAGCGCAATAGATCTCGATCAGCTTGCCGCGTGGCATGATTTCTGCGCGTTGAAAGGCCTGGAATTCAACTTCGTTCTCGATACCGATCTGTCTCTTTTGGAGGTCCTGCAGCTGATCGCCGGAGCAGGACGGGCCTCACCCCGTCATGATGGCGTCAAATGGAGCGTTGTGGTCGACAAGCCTCAGGATCTCGTCATCGACCATATCAACCCACGCAACTCAGAAAACTTCCGGTGGCAACGGATCTATCTTGACCCGCCTGATGCGTTTCGCGTGCCGTTCTTCGATAAAACCAACGACTATGAGCCCGCAGAACGGATTGTGCCGTGGCCGGGTTTTTCCGGCGAGGTCACGCTCACGGAAGAAATTGAGCTGCCCGGGAAGACCGATCCGGACGAAATCTGGATTGAAGCGCGCCGACGTCAGTATGAGCTGATCCATCGACCGAACATTTATAGCGCGCTTCAAGATGGCGCTGCGCGCGTTGCAACACGTGGCGACTTGGTCATGGGTTCGTTTGATGAGCTTGAGCAGACCCAGATCGCAGCACGCGTTGCCAGAGTTGAAGACCAGATCGTCGTCCTGGACGAAGAGATTACGATGATAGCTGGTGAAACCTACGCGATCCGGTTCCGCTCTGGTCTTTCCGAGGATGACACGGTCGGAGTTTCCACTGTGCGAGGCGTTAAAACCATCGAAGGTGTTTCGAATGCGGTTACTCTGGAAGGTGGCGGTGTCCTGCCGACGGAAGGTGCCGTCGTTCATTTCGGGAAGGCAGTCTCAGAAAGCAAGGCACTGATCATCAAGGGTGTTGAGTCCGGCGAGGCATTCACAAGCCACGTTACGATGATCGATGCATCTCCGGTCGTCGATACACTCACCGACGCAGAAACACCGCCAACATGGTCTGGCGTTGTCGGAAGCGAACTCAATGATCCTTTGCTGGTCCCAGCCGCGCCGGTCTTCACTTCGGTTCGAACTGGCTTTGCAGGAACCGGTGACCCGGATGGTCTGGATGTTCTCATCAGCCAGGGAACTGGAAGCGCCGCGTCCGTGGCGACTTTCGAAATTGACCACCGCCTTACCGGTACGGCGATATGGACCACAATCGTCATTTCGTCGGGGGATGGCGGCTCACCAATCTCGGGATACGTCAACGGCGACGACGTTGACTTGCGTGCGCGCGCCCTGACCCCGAACGGCACGCCAGGTCCTTACAACACAATCGCGATCGTTACGATCGGCGATACAGACGCCGGGTTGCCGATGGCGCTTGGAGCCGGCAGCGGAGTTGTCGGCGATGTCGCGCACGCGGATATCACCATCGTCACTCAGAATGACGACAACGTTGTTTCGGTGGTCATCTATAGGCTGGCGGCTGGCGGTACGCTCGATAGGGCATTGCACGGCATCGGGAGCCATCTGGTTTCCAAATCTGCCACCCTCGTTGTCACGGACGGTGATGCGACCGGCCAGGACACCAGTCTTCTGCCTGCCGGCGATTACGACTACTACCTCGAACCTTTGAACCAAGATGACCAGGCGGGACCGCTCGCCGGACCGTTCACGGTGACCGTTACTTAAGGAGTGCCTTCATGGGCGTTAGAACAGACAGCTTTAACTCGGTGTCGGTGATCAGCGAACTGATGGGTCATGTTGAAGTCGGGGGGCAAAAAACGACCGCCGTGATCCCGGTGGCGCAATTGGCGACACAACTCGAAGCTTCTCGCGGGGACGACTATTCAACGCTCGCTGAACTTCAAGCAGATCTGAGCTGGATAGCAGGAGCTTTGGCGCGCGTCTGGGGCGATCCGGTTATCGGAAACCGGGGAGTTTATCAGAAGTCTGGAGATGTTGGTGCCGGTGATTGGACGCGGATCGGGCCATTGCCTGAGACCGATCTTTCGCGATCGCTTCGTGTTCCGGTCGGAGAATCGATCAACCCGTTTCCCGATGCTGCGACACGCGCTGGAACCGTGGTCATGTTTGACGGGGACGGCCAGCCCATTCCAGGGCCGGATGCTTCCGACATCGCCAACGCGCAGACCGCAGCTGCCCTTGCTGCAGCTGCCAAGACGGACTCGGAAGCAGCGCGCGATGCAGCCGTTGCTGCTGCTGCTTCGCTGGATACATCGAATTTCGTCCGCAACGATGTTCCGACCGATATTGATGCGGCCACGAAATGGCTCGATAACCGCGCCGCGTCATTCGGTACCGGTGGCGATTTCAACGTCATGCATGATGGCACCAACACGACACTTTGGAACATCACCGGAAACATCATCATCGAGAGCCGGGCAGCAGGCGCAACCTTCGGCCTGTCATCGGCAAAGGCGAATGGCGTTGTCCGTCGCGGTGTTGAGCTGATTGCGGGACTTCAAACCGTCCTTCTCTATGACGGTGTGCAGAAGCTTGCGACCGACAACGAAGGTGCAACCATCAGCGGCCGTCTTCTCGCTGAGGATGGCTACTACATCGGCAAGGAAGCCGGTGGCTCTTCTTTCGGTCGCTATTGGGACGATACGGCAGACGTTCACCGGTCCTTTGGCTGGAATGACGCCAACCAGCGCTTTGAATACGAGGACAGCGCCGGGGCCATGCACCGGCTCGATGGCATTGGCATTGGCCAGACCTGGTCTGAGCCGAGCCGTGCCCTCAACGTTTGGCATCAGAACACAACCGGCAAGCCGATCATGGTCGTCATCAGGGGCGGTAACAACGGCTCGGGAACCATCGATATCTCGCAAGATGGTGTCACTGCCGATGTCACGATGGACAACAACTCGGTTGCCGGCGCGAACCAGATGAACAGCGTCATCGTTCCACCAGGCCACTACTACCGCGCCCGCAGTCTTGTGACCAACATTTACGAACTCGCCTAAGGGGACGCTCATGCAAACCGGCTTTTATCATCCCGATCGTTTCGGCGGTCAGCCCTGGTTTCCGATTTCAGAACCGACCCCTGAAATCCTTGCCAGCTATCCTGACGGTTATGTTTCAGGTGTTCCCGTGCCTCCCGGCGAGGACTACGACTATGACCCTGTATTGAATGATTGGGTATTCAGCCCCAAGGCCAAGTACACGCTGGAAAGCGCAATGGCGATGATTGTTGCGTATGCCGAGGCTTTTGAGGCCCATGTAGCCGGCAATGTTTCCATCGGTGAGAAGCTCTCCTGGACCGTGAAGGAAGCGGCGGCCGAGGCACATATCGCAGGCAACGCGACGGCCGATCAGATCGCGATGTTGCAGGCGGAAGCCGACCAGACCGGTGAAAGCCTCTCGGATCTGTCAAATGCAATCCTCTCCAACGCGACCTCGTTTCGGCAGATCGCCGGCTCGATCGCAGGGCTTCGGCGCGCGACACGGGTCGCATTGGAGGCCGAAAGCGATCCGGTGAACTACGCCAGCATTCTTCAAACCGCGCAGGCAAACGCAAACGCACTCGCCGTCTCGCTCGGTCTGTCCCCGATGACTTGGGACGTTTGACGGATCGAAAGCTTCAATTTTGCAAACTTTTCCAGCCGCCTTCAGGGCGGTTTTTTCGTGTCTGAAAGGAAATCACATGGATACCAGTGAAAGGGGTGTTGCCTTCGTTGAGGCGCACGAAGGGTTCGTGTCGAGGGCTTATCTCGACCCGGTCGGCGTCTTGACTATCGGAACCGGGTTCACGAACCGCAGTGCTGTGTTCCGCAAGATGTGGGATGGAAAACTCAAGCCTGGCGACACGATCACCCGGGAGCAGAACCAACGCATCTTGAAAGAAGCGTTGGCTGAGGAGTACGAGCCGCCTGTCGAAGCTGGCATGCCTGACGATGCCACGCAGAACGAGTTCGATGCGGCAGTATCTGCAACATTCAATCTCGGTCCCCGGTTCATGGGCTGGAAGGCGGCGCAGCTCTGGAAGGCTGGCGAGCGGGTAGCCGCGGCACAGCATTGGGCTGAAAACTACAATAAAGCCGGTGGGCGAAAGCTGCCCGGCCTGGTTCGACGCCGGCGTGAGGAGGCGGACCTTTTCCTGACTGGCAATTATGCGGGTATTTATGACCGCAAGCAGCACGTTGCGGCCGATCATGCGCCTGCAGAGCCGGATCCAGAGGTCAAGGAAGCGCAAGAAGCTTTGAAGCGCTTCGGGTTCGACCCGGGGGAAATTGATGGCTGGATGGGCAAGAACACGAAAGCGGCTGTTCTCGCGTACCAGAAGACACATCCGCACCTGAACAATGACGGCATCATCGGCCCGGCAACGATGGCGCAGCTGCGCCGCGATGCTGTTGCCGTCAAAGACAGCGTTCAAACGGGTGGGGGCGTGACGGCGGTGTCGACCATCGGGGCGTTCTTCTCCGGTCTTCCTTGGGGTTGGATCGCCGCCGGCGTTGCTGTCGTCGCGGTGGCCTATTTCGCCTGGCGCTATCGGGATGTGATCCAGCGTCGCATCAACACAATGTTCGGGCGCGAGGTGGACTGATGGGGCCGCTTTCGTTTGTCGGGCCGGTCCTCAAGATCGTGTCGTCGATACTGGTCGGCGATTTCGTTGGCGGAATCAAATCGCTGCTCAAAGACGTCGCTGATGGGAAGGTGACCGTGGCAGAAGCCGAAGCGAAGGTTGATGTCGCCTGGGTGGACGCGCAGGCGCGGATGACCGAAGCTCTTGCGGCAAATGCCGCTGATGTCTTCGGTGAAGCGCAAAAAACAATCCAGGCCAGTTTCCAGTCTGAGGACCCGATGGTTCGGCGTGCTTGGGCATTTGTGGTCTGGTCGCAGACCCTTGTTTTGCTTTGGTACCAGATCGGCATCCCGGTCTACGTCAAATTTTTCGGAGGCGGCTTCCCCCGAACAGGCGACGACCTGTTGCAGTGGGCATATGCACTCGTTGGCGGTGCGCTCGGCCTTGGGCTGATGGGAGGCGCAAAGCAGGCAGTTTCGAGCGCGATCAGGGGGCGCCGATGAGCACTCCTGATGGAGGCGATCTTTGGGTAATCGGGACCGGAATCACCCTTATTGCGCTTTTTGCAACGGTTCTCGGCGGGGTTGTTGCAAGAGATCGCGCCTTGCAGCGCCAGCTGCGCGAGTCCGACGACAAGGCGCAAGACGGCGACAACAAACTGCATGATCGACTGAGCCGCGTACGGGAAGAATTCTCTCGCGAACTGTCAAAGCTGAGAAACGATTTCAGCGAGTACCAGCTCTTGGCGCAGCGCGAGTATGCCTCCGTTGATCACCTGAAGGAAGTCGAAACGCGCCTGGCGCAGGCCATCGAGCGTCTCGATTCAAGGTTAGAGGCGATGCCAGGGCAACTCGCCCAGGAACTCAAACAAGTTTTCAAACCATCTGACTGACACGCCCGTCGGCGTACGAGGAGAGAATGATGCCTGAACAACTACCCTTTGATGCTCCAAGTGATGCGTGGCTCGAGATTTCTGACGGCCATTCTTCTGTTCTCGTCGAGTCTGAGAGCACCGATGATTTCTGGGTTTTCATGGGAACCGCAGAGCCCGCAGACCCAGTGGAAAATGTTCCGAAACGCCGCGGTCGTGCCTGGTTTCCCGTCTCATACAACGGCTTGACGGCCACGCAGAAGGTTTACGTGCGCGCCGTAAATCACACCCATCAGGTGACGGTCACGCGCGGCTAATTCGTTCGGCTACGCGCTCTTCGCTTCCTGATCTCTCTATCTTTCAAGGCTCAAAATCATGAGTGGTTCTCACTTTGGCGCGGGATTCGGCGGCGGGTCCCATTTCGGCGTTGGTCAACTGCTGTCTGGCACATCTTTGTCTTCCAATCCGCTGGGGCAGCCGCCGAGTTACTTCAACTTGTCAGAGGTCTCGATCACTGACGACCTATCGGTCGGTTCGAGAGTTGCAACGATCAGCGGAAACGGCGACGCGCCAGTCACTTATTCTATAACCAGCGACCCGGACAATAAGTTTGTCATGGCAGCAAACGGTACGGACATCCTGCTTAGTTCAGCCGTTGACGGTGCTGTTGCGGCGTTCCACGATTTGCAGATCCGCGCGGAAAATGCTGCCGGTTTTTGTGGCTCTACTGTGCGGATTTCGGTGGAAGAAGCGGCCCCGGCGCACGATGTTGTTGCCCCGACAATCGACGCATCAGTCCCCGTTGCCGGGACGACAAACTTGCCAGTAAATCAGGAGTTCGTGTTCTCCTTTCCTGAGCCGGTGCAGTGGGGCGGAGGTAGCGCGGTCAAACTCCAAGAAGATACTGGAGGCGGATTTGCTGATGTTGAAAACTTCACTGGCGCGTCTGGCGCTTCCGCTGTCATCAGCGGCGACGGGCTCACATTGACGATCACCCCAACGGCAGATCTCACACTTGGTGCGGCTGTTAACTTCCGGTTCCTGACTGACAGTCTTCAGGATCTCGCGGGCAATCCCATCCAGCTTGTCAATTACGGAAACTTCACGGTTGCTGCTTCGTCAAGCTCCAATTCTATCACACAGACATTGGGCATCACGACACCTGTTGGGTTTCCCTTCGCTACAGCGCAACCTAACGGGAACTACGAGGACGGCCCTGGGTACTTCGTGGCTGGTGCGGGACAGGTAACCGCATATGAGCCCACGCCTGCACAAACTGTCGATGCCTTTGAGAGCAAAATCACGCACGGTGCGGAAATCAATCCGCAGATGAACGATCAGCAGGGTTACGACGAACGAATGATGCATTGGAACGCATCGAGAAACGCGTCTTTCCCTGCCGTGGTGCAGGCTGGGGATGTCATTTTGAAGGCTGTAGGTCGCCCCACGGTGCTCATCAACTCGGATAGTTTGAAGCGGCAGGGAGTTCCGGAAGGCTATGCGGCTTGCTACATCGTTGCCGAGGCACCGCCAGCAAACTCGTTTTCTCCCGCTGCTGTCGGCTGGCCGTCCAGGGGCACACCAGAGCATTCAGTGATTGATGTTGATGCTCGTCTGGCTGCATCCCCAGCGCCGCTTGATACATCAGCGCATACCGGTATTCCCTCTTTTGAAAGTATCATGTCGCGCGTCGGTCATTTCACGCCGATTTTTGCCCAAACATCCGCTGCGTTTGATTGGTACCGCCAGTCCTTCCCGCACGATACAGCTGCCGGAGAAAACTATGGCTTGTACATCAACCAGCAGATGGTCGATCCGGCCATCATGGCGCTGATGTCAAGCAGCTTTACCACTGCCCAGAAACGTCAGATTGCAGTTGCAATGATCTCCAAGGGTAAGCAGTGGTGGGATGCATTCGAAGGCAACGGGTCGTTCAATCCTCGCAACGGCGGCCATTTCCAGTTCCATTGGTTCAAAGTCGCCCTCTTTCTTTCGTGGTCCGGGCAGGAAGCTGAACTTGCCAATCTGTTTACGGTTATGGCGGGTAACTACTCCCAGGCGTTCGAAGTCACGGCCGATCATGTCAGCCGCATGGTTCCGCACTCCAATGGCACCGACCCGTATCCATATAGGCAACGCAGAATTCTGGCCGTTGACACTGGTGCGAACACCATCACAGTTGAGGTTACGCGGACGGGCCAGCAGTTCGACCCCCCGCAGATCTCCTTTACCGGTTTTACGCTGACGGATGGAACAAACACTGCGCTCGTGATCTCCCAGAACAAGACCGATTGGAGCGGTTCAAGTGACAGCATCATTCTGACCGTTGATGATGCTACGGGCTTTGCCGTATCCGGTACTGAAGACACCTATTGCATTGCGCCGTTCACGCCCGCAGTTGGCGATGCGCAGTGGGGCATTTCCGGTGTGAGTGAGTTCAACAAGTTCAGCCAGTCACCGCACGCCGTCTATCGAGCGCTCAACGCATGGGCCAGCCACATAATGGGGCTCAAATTCTTCGGCATCTGGCACCCAAGCTGGAATGCTGCGCTCCGCATGGTGGAATACAGCATGCTGGAAAATACGCCTTCAGCGACATGGGACTACGCCCCGCATGCTTCGACACCTTGGACGCAACAGGTCTGGGCTGACTATTGGCCTCAGCTCAATCCGCCTTCCAGCGACACAACAGCACCTGTTCTGTCGGTCCCAACGGCTGCCGCAAATGGATCAGAAGGTGCAACAGGCCTTTCGGTGGTGACTGATGAGGACAACGTAACCCTTTATTGGGGTGTCTATCCGACTTCAGACACTCCGGACGGACCGGCAATCATTGATGGTACAGGCGCAGTTATCAACGGCAACCAGCCTGTCAACGGAACAGGCCTGCAAAACGTGCCTGATCAAGCAGGGCTCAATCCGAATACGGCGTTCCGTGTGCACTACGTCCAGCTGGATGCAGTCGGCAATCGATCCAATGTCGTCACTTCCGCTGAATTCACAACGGAAGCCGGTCCGCCGGTCGTGGTCTTCAGCGATGATTTTGAGACGGACACAACCGGCAACTACGCTTCAGTTTCGGGCGGGGTCGACACGATCGTCGCTGGTCGCCTTCGTGTCACAAACTCAGATTCGAAAACCGGTTTCGTCAATCAGCGGATGCCGGATCTCGTGGTCGGTCAGCAGTATCGACTTGACTACACAGCCTTCGTGGGAACGGCGAGCGGCCCATATGTCCGTCTAGGAACTGGCGTAAACAACGGTGCGTACCTTTCCAGCACGGCGTCAGGCGTGCGGTCCGTCACCTTCACAGCAACTTCCACGGTTTGCTACCTGACCTTGAGAGCTGGTAGCGCCACGTTGGGGCAGTACTCAGAGTATGACGATATCTCGCTGAGTGCGGTTTAACTCGCCTGGCCAATTGTCGTCATGTTGGCTGCGGCACGAACATCCGTGGCCTACACGATTTCCGGCACCAAACGCTTGAGAACAGCTGCGATCAGGATCGAGCCGATCAAAACGATTGGAAACAAAAGTGATCCGTCTCTAGGGATCGCATGCAGCGTGAGCGCAATAACGGCTGGATGGACAAGGTACATTCCGAGCGATAGTCCGGACAAGGTTTCGACAAGTTTTGTTTGAGGCAACTGGATTGCCATTGCAATCAGTACGACTAGTCCGGAAATCGCTAGCTGGGGTGTCATCATCTCCATGCCGCCATAGAGAGCAGCTATGCCGCCACACGCCAGAGCCATCGGGGCAACTGTCTTGGTCGCGGCGCGTTGCATCAATAGTCCGGCGCATGCGGCTGGAATGACCGAAAACCATTGCGCAAATGGGATTGGCAGCTCTGCTGAATTGAAAATCCAAAGGGCAGTGACTGATAGCAGCACACAAACTATTGAAAGCAAGGGCAGGGGTGCCCGCGCCGGTATCGCTGCGCAAATCAGCAAGAACAGAAACGAGAACGGTAAGAACCATAGGTGCAAGGCTGTTCCAGTCAGCACCATCCAGGGCGCGAACTCGCCAGAAAGGGATGTGCCGCTGACGATGCTCTGCGTAAGCTTGAGGGCGCCATAAATCGCGCTCCAAACAAGCCAGGGCAAGAGCAGCCTCTTCGCCTGCTGTTCGATCGGCTTGGCCGCTCCGAAATACACAAGCAGCATGACAAACATCGGCAAGGCGGCAAGGCCGATCCAACCACCAGGCGCGGCGCAATGGAACTGAATGATGCCGATAGCGCCAACGAACCGAAGCAGGTCGACACTCCCGTTTCTTGTTTTTTGATTGGGTTGCGCTCTCGGAAAGGTCTGAGCGGCAGTAAAAGCAAGCATTGAAAAGGTCTTTCTCGACGCTCTCAATGCTCATAAAACAGAATTGGTTATAGTGTTTCGATGGACGGTGCATTTGGAAACTGTAATTGACAACTAATTCTTGGTTGCGTAGCGTTCAACTTGAAACGCTTGAGTATTTTTACGCAACCCTCAGTGCTTGTGAAACACTATAACCAATAGGGTTGCGACGTGGACGGCGGTCTCCAACTTTACGCGCCTGATGGCAGGCGCCTTTATCTCAATGGCAGCGAAAGGCATGCATTCCTTGAGGCTGCGCAGCGGTCTCCGGACCAGACCCGGCTGCTGTGTGAGGTGATGGCATATTCCGGGTGCCGGATCTCAGAAGCGCTTTCGTTGTCAGCGCAAAGCTTCCAGACGCAAACCGGTGTGGTGTCCATTCAGTCGCTCAAGAAGCGGAACAAGATCGTGTTTCGTGAGATCCCGCTTCCGCCGTCTCTGGTCGCGGACATAGGCACGACGTTTGCGAAAGGTCCTTCGCCGTTCTGGCCTATCTCCCGGCAAACGGCTTGGCGGCATTTGAAACACGTCATGATGATCGCCGGGATCGACGGGCCGCAGGCTAATCCGAAGGGGCTGCGACATGCCTTCGGCATTCACGCGATCGCGTCAAATGTTCCGCTTCACATGCTCCAACGTTGGCTTGGGCACGCGGACATGAAGACGACGGCGATCTACGCGCAGGCGGTTGGCCCTGAAGAGCGGTTGATTGCTGCGCGCATGTGGTGAAGGTTGCCCAATTGGTGACGTGCCCAAAATTGCCAAGGCCAAGCAAGATGCCCCCCATTGGGCGGTGGGCTACATAGTTCTGGGACGCGCAACGTGATGTGGCTAACGGATGCCAGGAGATGTGGCATTTGAGTCATTGTGCCGCGTCCTTGTTGTTCTCGTTGTAGTAGGCGGCCAAAGATCAGTCCCGCGCGTTCGGCGGCAGCTGATCAATGACCTCTTTCGCTTCGTCGCCAGACACGCCTGCAACGTCCAGAGCCATGCCGATTGACGGGCACATGCGCGGGTCGCCGCTGCCGTAGACGTCATAAACGCCGAACTCGAAAACGCCGTCTGAGTAGAAGCCCCAGATTTCGGTTTTGCCGTTTTTGTAAAGCTGTTTCATTGCCGGGCCTTTCCTATACGACTTCGTTGTTGACGGTGGGCGGTTCAAAATCCTCGTGATCTTCGGTCACTTCGAAGTCGAGATGCTTATTGCAGCAAAGGGTCATGCCACCGCGCACCATGTCCGCCGTTCGTGCCAATAAATCGGCGATTTCTTCGCGGCTCTTTGCTGAGCCTTCCAGGTGAATTGCATAGGTCGCCATAGCCGGGCCTTTCTGAGCAATGGTTTAGAGGTATTCGAATTCGATGCGGTTGACTGTCTTGGTCGGCTCGCATTTGTAGTGCGATGTCAACATGCCGACGAAGTCTGACGGTTCGAATTCCGGGAAGCCTTCGCGCTTGCAATCTTCCTTTGTGATCGCGTTCAGCGGTTCGGGTCGAGCGTCGATGACGCGTATCTGACAGATCCGGACAATCTTCTCGCCCGGCTTCAATCCCATCGCTTTTTCCACTGCGTTGACGACGTCGCCCGGCTTCAGAAACCACCAACCAAAGCGCCGAGTGACATCCTTCTCGCGCCGATAGACTTGGCTGGTCGTCATCGCAAAAGACATGTTTCTAGGCATGAGGGGCCTTTCGAGTCTATGTTTCGGAATAGGTGAATGCGTCGTCGATTGACTGCTGCAAGGCGGGGTCAGCCGCGTTCGCCATCCTGATGCGGTCGCCGTAAATGCAGACCACTTTCCGCAAGCGCTCAATTTCATCGGCAGCAAAAGCCATATCGGCCTGTGCAGTCGGCACATCAAACAGTTCAATGCCGTGTTGCTCACCCTCCTTGAGAGGGCCTTCGCGCAGTGTTTTCACGATGTCGTCGGACATGGGGCCTCTATTTTCTGTTCGCGGCGCTGATCATCGCGCGCCATAAATCGGTGAAGTCTGCGAAGACGGTTTTCGCTTCCGCATGCGCTTTGAAATGAGCGTCTTCGATTTCCTTTGTCGGCTTTATCGGCACCACCTCGTAACCTTCGAAAACGAGTTGCGAGTAGGCGTCATCACCCAAGATCTGTCGCGGTGTTCGCATCTGCCGGGCCTCTATTTTCTGTTCGCGGCGCTGATCATCGCGCGCCATAAATCGGTGAAGTCTGCGAAGACGGTTTTCGCTTCCGCATGCGCTTTGAAATGAGCGTCTTCGATTTCCTTTGTCGGCTTTATCGGCACCACCTCGTAACCTTCGAAAACGAGTTGCGAGTAGGCGTCATCACCCAAGATCTGTCGCGGTGTTCGCATCTGCCGGGCCTTTCTGATCAAGATTCCGCACGCACGATCGCGCGGCCAATTACTTCCGCCATCTCGGGCGGGTTGCTGTCGCCTAGAGCTTCGATCCATTGTCGGCGTTCCCGGCTTTTTGCTCCCCGGTCCATTTCACCGGCATCGACAGCGACCACTGGTAAAGTTGCGAGGATATCCGGGCACCAAGAAGCTCTGGCATCTGCTGCCCTCTTGACGCTTTCAATCTCGGATGGGACCGCAGACCAGGCGATCTCCAGTCTCGACAGGCTGGTGCAGGCCAGAAGGTAGACACGCCGTCTCGGATAGACCGCGCCAACGTCGCAAGCGCCGTACTCAAGTCGGGCGACGTGGAAGCCAGCTGCGCAAAGGTCTCGCGATACGGCTGCTTCCCATTCCGCGTTGCCTGGGGGCTGCTCCACGACAATCCATTCTGCTCCGGCATCGAGCCCGGCTTTGAGCATGTATGGCCAAAGGCTTTCACCATCTCGTTTCCCGTGAATAGCGGCAGCAACACTTGTTCGCTGGCAGGGCGGGCCGCCGAAAACGATGTTTGCTTTCGTGGTTGGGACGGTGCGGACATCTTCATAAATCTCCGTTCCTGGAAACTGTTCTTTTAGCCTAGCGCGACGCCATTCGTTCACTTCACAGAGGGCTGCGGCCTCAATGCCGGCGCGTTCGAAGCCGATAGCGTGGCATCCGATACAGCTGAACAGGTCCAACGAGAGCATGGATCAGTCCCGTGCGTTCGGCGGCAGCTGATCAATGATCTCTTTCGCTTCGTCGCCAGACACGCCTGCAACGTCCAGAGCCATGCCGATTGACGGGCACATGCGCGGCTCGCCGCTGTCGTAGACGCCATAAACGCCGAACTCGAAAACACCGTCAGAGCAGAAGCCCCAGATTTCGGTTTTGCCGTTTTTGTACAGACGCTTCATTTGTAAATCTCCTACGTTATAAATTGCACTCTAGCATTGACAAACTCCCACGTCAATTATAAAAGTTAAGAACTGTTAGGAAATTCGCTCGGAATCGATCATTTGAACAAATATCCCTATGTGACGCGGACTTGGGGTTATGCCCGTGTCAGCACAGAGGACCAGGATCTGCGGCATCAATTGCAGGCACTGAAGGAATACGGCTGCGACGAAATCTTTGAGGAAAAGCAGTCGGGGAAAAACATGAAGCGTGATCAGCTGAAATGGCTGAAATTCTCGCTTCAGCCGGGAGATAAGGTCGTGGTGACCAAGCTTGACCGCTTGGGCCGGAACCTAATCGAACTGGAGCAATTCGTTTCTTGGCTGGAAGAGCGCGAAATTGAATTGGTCTGCCTTCATCAGCCGGTTGATTTCAAAAGTGCCAATGGCCGCATGATGTTCCGAATGATGGCGTCATTCGCTCAGATGGAAAGCGAGCTTGCCTCAGAGCGGACAAAGGCCGGAATGGAGGCGGCGCGAAAAGCCGGAAAGCAGGTCGGTGCGATTCCGAAGCGCGAGAAATGGGAGCGGGACGAACCGGCCAAGGCGAAACAGATCTTGGCGGATGTCAAAGATCCTGCTCAGAGCATGAATTCGATAGCGAAAAAGTATGGGATTTCGCTGGTCACATTGCGGAACAACTGGACGGCTGAACTGCAGAAAGCCGGAAAGATGCGGAAGAAATAGAGGAGCGGTCCCACAAAAAACACCCCGGCGCGGATGTGCCGGGGCGCTGTGTTTTTTCAGGCCGGATCTGGCTGATCGCCATCAGGTGGTCCTGGACGAGCGCCGCCAAGCGCCAATTCCGAAGAAGCCCAGTGCGGTGAGCATCAGGGGCAGGGCAGCTGGCACCGGGACGACGCTGAAATCATAGTTGTCGTCCAGAAGAGTGCCGGAAATGTTGACATTATCGACAAAGCCCATCTCAGACGGATTAAAAGATCCCAAACCGATCGACACGCCCACGAGTTGGGCATTTTGGAATGCTGAGTCAAACAGCGGCAGCCATTCGGCCAGGGTATTGTTCGGTGGCCCCGCGAATGAACTTCCTACACCGAACATGCCCGTGTTCCAACTCCGGCCATTGTTCAGATCGACCGTGGTCGTGTTCCAGACGTCTTGAGTGGGTGTGATGTAACTCGTGGCACTCGCCCCCTGTGCATAGGGCTCGAAGACAAGCTGCCCATAACCGTCCCCAGCAAACCCCGCATTATAAAACGCGAGCTTTATTGAAGGGGCTGCTACACCCGTTCCGGAGACATCGAACCAGTCGTAGCTGATGCTGAAGCCGTTGCTGATTAGACTACTGACCGTCCCGAAATTGCCGAAGATGCCGACCTCTGCCTTGGCCGCGTTCGTCGCATTGGTGCTGAGTTTCAATGCACCGACATTCCCCGGTCCGTTTTCTATTGATGTTGTGCCGCCGGGCCGGGTGTCTGTATTGGCCCAGCCCTGACTGCCGTCAAGCACGAAGACGGGTGTTGCCAAGGCAGGCCCTGCGCAAAGCAGGCTTGCCAGAGCTCCGGCGATTAGGTGCTTTTTCATTGGATCCCCCAACAATAAAATAGACTAGAAACGCTATCGCTTTCTAAAAAGAACACTTGTCAAATATCATAAGCCCTGAAAATAGTAAACTCTCGTTAAACAATCAAAAGTGGCAAAGCCGAGCCATGGCAGAGCGATATCACGGCCAAGGTTGAAACAATGATCGAGACGTTTTCGGAAAGAACACGCGATTCACAAGGAGCCGAAGCCGTGTTGGTGACGCTTTGGGTGTTGGTCTTCGCAGGAATGTTTCTCGATCCATTGAGGTGGATACTCGCTTTTGTAATAGTCGCAATCATTCGAAATTTAGACCGTGCTTTCAAAATGTCCTTCATTAAAATGGTCTGCAGCGCTGTTTTCGTTGCGATTGTTCTCGAAGCAAATCTACAAACGATTCCGGATTCTCGGGAATTAAGCGTAGGTGCTGTTTCGCTCTCTGCTGCGGTCAGCCTTCTCATAATCTGGCTGATCAATCTTGCCCTGACGTTGCTGTTTCGAAATAGTAGTTCCAAATGAGGGAGTCGTGCGGTTTGGGTGCATTTTCCTACGAAAACGACGGAGAGAACGGTGTTTCTGTGTTCCCGACAAAAAACCGTCTCTGTTCAAAGTGCCAAAGTGAAGCTGAAGTAGACATTGAAATTGGCAAGCTTAAAGCCGAACTCGACCGTATTGGCGAGTTAATGCGTGCCGTATTGAGAAAGCGGAATACAAAGAACTAACTGCATTTCAATAGAGTAGGGTCAAAAAAGAAAATCCCGACAGTGGCGTGCCGGGAGAAAGGTATTCAGTTTTGACGCATGTAGTGGGTAGTGGTTGGGAAACCATGCGCCTGTTGTTGCTACAAAGACCGTTGTGCATGCGATCATCAGGAGATGCCGATCACCAAATGATCATCATGTCGGGCGGGTACTAAGTAGAAGCCCTTATATGCTTCGCCAGCGAATTGAATCAAGTGGCGATAATGCGATTGGAAAACCTCACAGTGTTTGCGTATTCAGCCAGGAAGACGTTTTTGAAACGATGCGAAAAAAGAGACCCGAATTCATCACTCCGCGTGACAAAAGAAATTTCCTCGCACTTGCAATTCTAATCGCGTTCTGTGCGGTGCTCGTGTGGTGGTCGGGGCGGCTATTTGGGGTCAGCTAATCCGTGAAATTCAGGAAACCAAACGTGACACATAAGGAGCCCGTGGAGCGAAAAAATGTAGGCAGGAGGCAAGAACGTAAAGATAATCAATATTTTGATTTTGTTGTCGGAGAATAAAATATGTTGTTGCGAGTACTTGTTACCATCTACGTTGTTGCAACGTCTGCCACCGCGAGTCTTGGTCAGCTCGAAAGAACAGGACGCGAGCATCAAGAGGTGGAGCAGTCCGAAGCAATGTATGATCGATTTATGGGTGACCACTCACCCATTGCAGAAATCGTCGCGCGACTTTGCGGTGCTCTCACAAACGCCAAGGCATCAAAAGAAGTAATTGAAGAGCTGAAAGACGGATATAGCTTATTCTATGGCAGTAGGCCGACCTTGGCGTTTATAGATAACTATGCGTATTGCACCGTAGTCTCAAGTCTAAACCATGGAATAGCTACTTCATTGTTTCAGACTGTCATTCTTGGAACTCAATCAAAAAAGTCTCTTTTGGTGTTTTTGGATGATGAGTCTGTGCAAAAGGCCATCAATTACCGAACTCTGGGTCGTTTCGAGATGAATTACATGGACTGGGTTTCAGGCGCAGAAATTAGGTTTTCGGAGCCGATATCAGGAGTGAAAGAAAAGAAACGAAAACGCGTGCTTAAAAACCTTCGAATGGTTAAGGCGCGATTGATCGAACTTGGTGCCAGTTGTCGGTATTATATGTGCTGACTGTACAAGCCCAGTTTGAACAACTGACAGTCTCTTGTGACTCATAAGGAGCCGGACCGCTGGTTTTGTGTTTCAAAATCGGCGTGAAACGCAACACAAGATCTTTTGTGGTCGATAAATGTCACACAAATCTAAGGAGTCCACGCAGCCTTCAAGTGGAGGGGTAAGACTGCGTGGATACCAACTTCATGCTTGCAACTGTAACGTGAATGATTCCGATTAACACCGGGTAAATAGAGGAGTCGAGATGCCTATGAACCTTCAAGCGTGCATCGACAGATTTGAAATTCTGGACCTGATGGCCCGATACACGCTGACCATTGATGCGCATGACCCGGCGGGTTGGGCGGCTACTTTCACTGAAAACGGCGCTTTTCAGATGGGTCAAACGCAAATCGTTGGACGAGAAAAGCTCGCTGCCTACGCTCAGGTACACGCCCAATTGGGCACCCGCCACATTACAGCGTCACCCCTATTTAAAACTTCTGACGATGGGTTAAGTGCGCAAGGGCAATGCACAACGGTTGTGACGGTGGCAACGCGAAACGGGTACCGGGTTATTATGACGGGTCTCTACAAGGACACCTTTGCAAAGCAAAATGGCCAGTGGCTGATACAGCGTCGCTGCGCTGACGCAGAAAAGCTGCCTGAAGATCGTGACTTTCCCATTTTGACCTCTGACCCGGCCACGAAGAAGTATGTCGACACATTGCTCGATGCTTGGGGTTCTCTATCGGTAGCTGTCTAGGCAGAAGGCGGAGCACGGGGTGCTAATTGCGGTCGTTCTTCGCGGCCGGCGTCCGAATTTTTTGTGTGACTCTTGGGAAACTGGACGGTCAAAAGAAAATCCCGACAGCTGCGTGCCGGGAGAAAGGTATCTAGTATTGACGCACGTTAGTGGGGTAGTGGTTGGGAAACCATGCGTCTGTTATTGCTGCAAAGACCGTTTTGCATGCGATCATCAGGAGATGCGGATCACCAAATGATCATCATGTCGGGCGGGTACTAAGTAGAAGCCCTTATATGCTTCGCCAGCGAATTGAATCAAGTGGCGATAATGCGATTGGGAAACCTCACAGTGTTTGCGTATTCAGCCGGGAAGACGTTCTTGAGACGATGCGAAAAAAGAGACCCGACTTCATAACCTCGAGTGACAAAAGAATTTTCGTCGCCCTCGTAATTCTAATCGCATTCTGTGCGGTGCTCGTGTGGTGGTCAGGGCGTCTATTTGGGGTCAGCTGATCCGTGAAATTCAGGAAACCAAACGTGACATGTAAGGAGCCGGGGCCGTGGAAGGGACGCCGAAAAATTGGGAAAAGCCCGATTGGAGCAGCGCTGGCAAGGTGCATGATTGGCGCAACTATATAAGCGAAGAAGTGCAGGGGATGTGGGACACGTTTCCTGACGATCAGAAACAGGCACTTGCTCAGCAGGCCAACCAGATTGCTGGGCGCGAAGATTGGGACTAGAGGAGCGGAAAAGTGTCTGAGAACTTAGCCGACTTGACCGTTCTTGTTGGGCTCTTGCTCACATTGGTGGGGGCGGTTGTCACTGCTTGGGCGGTTATACTACGTCCAGCCGACGCAATAAGAATCGGGGTTCCTAGGTGGGCGGGAGACAATGACGAGGAAAATTTGAAACTGCCGCTGGTTCAGAATCTACTCGCTTCTTCCAGGTGGGCAAAGAGAGGTCTAATTTGCATCTCTGGGGGCACCGTCTTTCAAATGGTGCCTATTCTATTGCGATTATTCTAGCGGAAATGACGTGATCTGGTCAGCCCTTTGGCGCTGTTGAAGCTGGCCGAGTATGGAAATGAGTGCGATCACCAGTGAGCTTTTCGGCAAGATCATCAATTGCGTCGGCGACATATCCAGCGCATTTGTATTCCGGTGATCCAATCTTCGCTTCGCGCATAACCTGGACGGCGCCCGCTCGTCCGTTACCGAGCTTTTCAAGAGCGATTTTAATACTGATTGTCCCTCGACTCCTGCGTCGCGACATCAACGCATCTCCTATCTTGAATTTCGATCAAAAGATCATCGATTGCCTTGGCGATGGCCTTCTTAACTTCGGTGTATTCAGCGCGGTCATAGTGCTTGCGCGCGACGTCTGCCGCACGTCCGTGATTATGCCATACGTCGATCCAGTCGCGATTGAGGCTTGGGTTTCTTTCAATCAATAAGGTTTTAAAGGTGCGACGAATGTCGCGGGGCTGAAACCGTGATGCCTCATGTCTATCGCACCACTTTCTTGTTGCCTGGCTGATGCTGTTGAGCGTCTGCGGTTCGCCTGGCTTGTGGTGCTTCGGAAACAGAAAGTTGCTCGCGGGATCGGAAATTTGAACGGCGGCGGAGTGCACAGCGTTCGCCATCTTGGTTAGCGGCAAATCGTGGGGGTGATCGTTTTTGGTGCGCGGCAGGGCGAGCCAAAGCCGTTTCTCGCGTGTTTCGAACCAAGATTTCTCGCAACGAACGATTTCAGTGATCCGAACGCCACCCATACTTATAATGAGACGAAACAATAGTTTCATTGAAGGGCTGACACCGCGTCCCGAGAAGCCGTGCCAAAAGGCAGTCAGTTCGTTTATCGTGAGCGCTCGATTCCTGGGCCTGCCTTTCATCTTGCCGCCCACGTGTGTGACCGGGTTTGACGCCAGGTTGAACCGGATTTCAGGGTTTGGGTTCGTCGGATCGTAATCCGCAGAAAGTCCGCGTCCAAAAGCGGCGGACAGATAAGCGCGTGGATGGCCGGTGAGGGCGCCGATTTCATGAAAGCCGCGCAACCAGCGGGTCACATCATCGGGCGTAATCTGGTTCGCGGGAAGATCAACGCCGCTGTCGTCTACACCGATCACATTCAATGCGCTATCAGCGCGGTTGATGAGGTAGGCCTCATATTGATCGACCGTGGATACGCCCTCCGATCGCATTTGTGTCACCACAAAATTGAAGAGGTCGCGGACGCTGCCCTGCTTGCCGATTTCTTTGGTGGCAGAAGTGGTGCTTGTCTTGGCCACCTCGTTTGCCTCATCAACCAGTTGCCGGGCGGTCTGTAATGTGACCTTAGGATAACTTCCGAGCGCGATGCGCTTACGACCATCAGGACCGCGTACCAACGCTGACCAAACCATCGAACGTGCTCCGACACGCAGACGAAGGCCGGGGCAAATGCTATCAGCAAACTCTCGACGTTCTTTCGACGGTCTTAGCGCTTGAAGCCAGCGATCCGTCATTCTTAGGGTTTCCAAAGTGACACCTCCGGGACCCAATTCGGAACCCAAAACACAAGAGGTGTCAATCTCTGGGTTCCAGAGCTGTCATAAGTGATTGTATTTTTAGGATTTTTTGGTGAGCCGACAGGGGTTCGAACCCTGGACCTACTGATTAAAAGTCGTTTTGCGATCATTATTGCCCACTATGCGGAACTACAGTGGGCATATATTTATCGCAGATAACTGCGGATTAAAAGGCAATTGAGTGTACTGACCGCTGTCGTGCTATGTGGCGAGATGAGATGTTGTGGAACCCAATTGGAACCCAAAACGGAAATTTCAATTTCTGGGTTCCAATAGAATAGCACATAAGCTTAGAGTTAGAACTCGCCTTCGATCTGGCGATATATGCCTTTCGGCTTCTGTCGTATTCCATCGCGCCGGGGTTCCTTTTCTGGTACTGCCGAAAATCGATTACAGCGTGCGGTTCGAAGATGTCGAACTTTCGTTGAAAGTGCTGGCGATTGATGAAGCCGTAATGTGCAGGATTTCCACGATCCAGGCCATTAGCTGTTCAAGAATCCAATTCACTTCGCCCCTTTTGGGCGCTTGTCATCAGCCGCACCACCACACTGCGGCGTGAAGGGTTGCCATAAAAAGAGCGAAATTGAACCGAATTCCACGAGATCGTGGGAAGTATTGTTGGATACGCTCAAGCTGGGTTTAGTTAGCCAATAGTGATCAGACATGTGCAATTCCTCCTGCGTATTTGAACCATACCGTTCACACAGTCTGAATCCCCGTAGTGGCGCATGACCGAGTCAAGGGACACGGCAGTAATTCTTCTTCTTGTTATTGATGATTTCGCTTCGAAATAACCGCTAGATTGCTTGACTCGCTGGTGCCAACTACAAAGTACTTTGAAACTATTAGGTAAATATTAGAATTCCTGTGCATAATAATGCCATAATCCAGCCTAAAATAAATTGCGGCTTCTTAATAGTTGATGAAAAAAATCCTTTACGGAAGCTGAAAAAAATAAGAGTAATTGTTCCAAAAAAGTATGTAATTAAGAATACCAGAGTTGCCCCAATAAGTCGATAATCAAGATGAATAAGCCCACCCCAATCATGATTTCGCGATTCTATTGGAAAATGCACATAATAAATAAATTCATGATAAAAGTAAGAGATAAAACTAATTCCAAACAAATAGATATAGGGAGCTCTTTTGGGCAAATATGAGTCTCGATTTAAATTCCCTATGTTAAATTTTGAGAGCATGTTATTACTGCTCGAATTCTTTTTGGACATTACGCGGCGCGCCCTTCTGTACTAGCTCACTCCTTATCTCGGCAGATGATCTCTGATTATTGTCGCGCAGAAGTGTCAACTGTCTTTCCCCTTCGATAACATATCCATCCTTTTCAATGCGTGTTTTTTCTACATATTCCTTCAGGACTTCCGGATCGCGAACATTTTCAACTTCTTCAGCGTCCTCTGGGAAAGACGCCTTGTATTCTGTAACAAAAATTGAGACGTCAAGTATTGCTTTTAGCTGATTGATGCGAGCATAAAGGTCATTAGCCTTACGCAAGTCTTCTAAATCGCGATTTAGCTGATTTTGAATACTAGAAATTATTTCTTGATTACTGGCAATAGAATCATAAATATTTCTAATACGAAGCGCTTGAGCTTCGTCGTCAGCGAGCTCCGCGAGCCTTTCTACAGCTGAGCGCCGGATCGCTGCTTTACGGACCGTTCGAATTGAATCGATAACGCCTTGATCAGAACGTATCCGCAACGCATCCCTTCTTATTTTTTCGCTGAACTCTGACGGAATGTAACCATAATGGAGCGCAGAGCGGAAACCCAAGAAATACTCTCGATGCTCAGCCCATATGAAAAAACTTAGGTCTGGTGCTTCAATGAACCCGTCTCGAGGACTCGGAAAACGCTCCGTTAATGTTGACGCCGCCAAAACGTTGGTTGGCGTATCACCGTATCCAAGCAGGACGGGGCTGCCAAGGATTGACGCAATACCGATGTCAGGATTCGGGTGCTTCTCAACCCGAACTTCGATCAACGCTCCTCGATCAGAGGTCCAGGTCAAATACTCAGATATCTCTTTGCCTAGTCCATCAACGGCATTCTTTGCGGCAGCATTTCGCGACGAGTCAGTGATGTAAGAGCGCGTTTGTCGAATTAACCTACCTACGTCGCGGTAGAAGTTGACACGCTCCAGTGTTGGTGATCGTGCTTGGGCCAGTGAATAATCGGCAAAAAGAAGTGACGCAAGAAACCAGATAGAAACACTGAATATGCGGAAAAAATTGTGTCTTACCATCAGATAATACTCAATCTTGCGCGCACTTCGTTGCGTGTTTCAATTGCTACAACGCGTGCTATCGCGTGGTAAGCAAGCTTTGCTCTAAACTTGTTGAGGAATGTTATGAAAGACGCGAACTCTCGCTCCTGCGACTTAAATTCTTTATGCAGAGCAGTATTCTCAATGTACTCAATTACTTGTGAAGCATTTCTCATACGGGGACCGGCGGGAGCCCGATTTGTCTTGCGACACTCGCTAAACCTGTGGGGTGGGAAGCCTTGGGTACGGCCACCTCGGAGGGTAATGGAAACCCCTCGGATGCCCGAATTCGCATAGTCGACTTCAAATAGATAAGCCCCCAGCTCGTCGTTCAAATTACGAGAGAAGTTAACGCTCCGCGAGTATGTGTACACGTCAAGATTCTGCCGTGCATATGGCTCAATTCCTTCTGCAATATCGAAACTTAGGTTATGTCCAGGGACAACGCCTGAGACAAAAAGATAGCATTCATTGGCGTCAAAATTTCTCCAATCGCTACCAACTTTTAACTGTTTTCGCATCTGTTCTGAAAGCCAGTGATAATCGGGGATATCGTCGACAGTTTCGTCGTGTTCTGATGCAAGAGACGACATTTCACTAGAAATGGACCCCGGTTGATCACCAAGTATACGATTTAGCCAATCTAGGTAGCCGTTGAGCGTTTCCTTAACCGTGGAAGTAGGTTGATTGAGATGAAGCCGAACAGCGATCTCCACAGCACATGAAACTGGCAAAACAAGACTCGCATCTGCACCTAATCCACCATTTACACCCTGAATAGAAGTTCGCGTTTGAGCGACAACATTGCGAATGTCTTCAATGTCTGCCATGACGCTGGGAATTGTGAAATGGCCTGGATCACCGCCACTTGCTGTAAGCGCTTCGCTGTATCGGCGAGCTGCGCCCGATATGTTGGAAGTCTCTTTGTCAAGGAAGCGTTGGTTTATAAAGGCTTTTTGGTCCTCTGACGTGTCTTTAATAGTCTCATGAAGTCTGGCGAGTTCAATGTGAATATTGTTCAATTGGATGGAGATAAGTTGCAGCATTTGCATTTGAGCACGAAGCATAGCGCCTAGGCCGTTGCCTGGGCGCGCGAAAGCACTTATGGCACCTAAGGCCAAGTTGGCACCTTTTAGCGCAACTAGAGCATCCGCAGCGGCTTGAATTGGCCAAACTGCTGGGACTGTAAACGCGGGTGTAAATGCGAGCGCTTGAAGGAGACTCCGGCGAGAAACTGTGTAATTGCTGCTGCTGTCTGACACTACGCTCTCCGGTTCTGACTTTAGCCTTGAATTTTAGCATAGTACTTCATAGCGTTACACTGTTTAAGGGAAGCTACAGGGTTGCGATAGTGCTTTTTCACGTCCAGTACCGAGGGACTAGAGCTAAAAAAACGAATTGAAACCTCGTTGTTATTGGAAAGACTTTACCCAGACTGCGGAAAAACGCATTGGTGCGGCGCAGCATTAGTCACACTGGCTTCCAAGCAGTCATTCGGCATCGTTGAGATTAATGGCTCCTGACCCCAGGTGTGCGTGCTGCGGCAATCAGCTGTCAGTAACGGGTGGTTGCCAGCGCTCTTTGCCTTTGGCGGTTTCAATGCGCCATCGCTTCCAAGATTCGACCTCTGATTTAAGCCAGACACTCTTTCGTCCGATCAGGCTGAAGCTCGCCGGAAACTTCTTCTTGCGAACCAGTTCGTAAATCGTCGGTTCGGCAAGCTTGGTGTCCGCCGCAACTTCCTTGATTGTCATGATCGCTGTGTCACTGGAAATAGCTTCCAATTCGCGAGCGCTCAACATCTCAACCGGTTCTCTCATTTGATTCCCCAGGAAAGAGAAAGAAAAGGGCCTCGCCGGTGGCTATTCCAACGGCGAGGCCAAGGGACAGACGTCGCGCGGCTGCTTCCAGCCGAACGGTCTGAGGGGAGGTCCGCTTCGCGGTGTCCGGCCAATGGCCGAAGCTGGGTCGCGCGTCGGCATTGCTGCCCTTGCGCAGATTCAAAAACATGATGGCGATGCAAAGCCCGGAGAGCGACATGAGCGCAAAGGGGGCTGTGCTGCGAATGAGTTCGATTAGGCTGCTGCTCATGGCTGGCGCTGCCTTTCTGCGCCCGGTGCTGTCGCTCCGAGCTGCTTTGCAAGATCGTGGATCTGGGCGGGGCCGGTGACTTGTTGTCCGGACGCGGCAAGAGCGGCGGCGATCGCGCTCAAGGCTTCCGGCTTGCCAAATATGACTGCGTCTTCTGCCTGATCGGGAAGGTGCAGGCAGAGCGTCTGCACTTTCTGACCGCTCACGTATTCCTCGCGTCCATCGTCATGGGTGACGATCAACGCGCGGGTCGGGCTTTTGGCGCTTTGGTAGAAGCGGATCTGAGCCGCCAGGCTGTCAACGCATTTACAAACGGAGTTGAGCAGCGTCTTCAGATTGAAGGCGATGCACAGGAGTTTTTTCGGCGGGCCTTGCCGGGTTTCGGCTTCATGCAGCGCCTGTTCCAGAACACGGATTGCCGAAAGAGTGTTCTTCACACTGGCTGTCATGGTTGCATCTCATGCGTGTGCATTGTGGGGAAACGCTACCAACTCTAATTGCAATTTTCCTGCAGCCTGAGATTGTAACTTCTCGTCCAACTTAACCGTGGAATGAGTGGGCGCGCTGTCATTGGCCTGAACAGCGCGCCCTTGTCCAACCACACCATACTGGAGAAGAGACATGGCTGGAACCGACAACCAAGAACGCACGCTTGAAGAAAGGGTTTCTTTTTTGGAGCGCGAGCAGGGTGACCTACGAGAGTTTCTCTCGATGTTCTTGTCGTACGCGCAGATGAACCACGATCTGGATCGCGATGATCTCGTTAAGTGGTGCAGGTTTCTGATCGGCCTGCGTGGCGACCCGCACGAAGAATTCAGAGTTCTCCACTCACTCCTAGAAATTATTGAAGATGCTGATATGGCACTCGAGGCGCGGGAAGGCCGGATTTCGTACCGGGACTTTTCTTTTTGATAAAGGGGTCGCTGTACCCTTCCGGATAAAGTCGCGGATAGATGAACTCGGCGGGGTCCCGATACTTGCTTTCGGGGCCAACTGACCGTTTGTTGAAATTCATCGACCGTATGATCAGATGCCCTTCGATGTCCGGAAGAAGCCAAAATACGAAACGGGCTCGAAATCGGGCAATCAGTTTTTTCACGACAGGTGGCCTTTCCAAGTTTCAGTTCGCTGTTTTGACTTTCCAATAAGGCAACACTCATTGCCAACGTTTTCATTGCATATGTCATTATTGCGCACCTCGCATGACAATAATTGTCAGGAAATTGCCTATTTGGCAAGACAATTTCTAGCTACTGTTGAAAATGCGTACGTTTGGGTTCGCTTGATGATCAATATTGTCTAATGTTCTGCGGACTTTTGGCGGGTTCTGGGTCGAGGCGGGGTTTCAAGTTGTCCAGATCGATAAACAAGCTCGACATTCATTCTGCATGCGAGTCTTTGCGATCGCAGGCAATGGCAGTTTCTGGAGTGAGGTCAATTCGACTTCTAAACCAAATCTCAGAAATGGAGCTTGTTTCTCAGCAGATCGGTAAGGGTGATCTTGGGCCGCACTTTGCAAGAAACATGAATGACATATCGCCCGAACAGGCAATGATAATTGCTGCCTATAATGAGGCTGGATTGCCAATAGGTATGTGTGGAGCCCGTTATGACGATCGTCCAGGTTGGGACCTAAAAGACTTCCTGTCTGCTCATTGGTCCCGAATATATCCTGCGGAAGAGGATGGCGTTTTCGCAGAAATGGCACCCAATAGCTGCTTGTATGCCAGCGGAATAACTGGACCATTTTCTTACATTGGAGACGGCTGGATCGCCAAAGACTATCGGGGTGGCGATCTCTTAGGCCTGATCCAAAGGCTACTGATCCTCATGGCCTATGATGAGTGGAAGCCTGAGTTAACATATGGCTGGATGCGCCCTGACAAAGTACTTGCTGGTTATGCGGCGCGTTGGGGATACACGATCGTCTATCCGAGAGGAATTGAATGGCGTGTTCCTCCCAAGCAAGTTGATTTGCGGGATGTGTATTTTGTAGGAATTGATCGCCGAGGAATACGCCAGGTCGTGCGGGAGCTGACCTACGATCTGTGACCGTCGGCAAAAAACTATAACAGTATAGAAATTGAGAGCCGCCGGCTGTCCTCATAGGCAAAATAAGCCGTTCATAGTTGAAATTAAAAAGTTTCTGATTGACGAAGGTAGGCGCTGAAACGAGGCCTAGAACTGGTTGATTTGTCTTTTGCGCTTTTTTGTAGTGGGTGCCGATTAAACATCTGAATTCGTATTCAAATGCCTCGGCCTTGACAGGTTGGATTAACCAGCTGTCTCCAATGGTTCGGGACGCTAAAGCGTCTTCGCCGCAAAAAAGAATTTCAGGAGATGGCTGATTTGCTGACGGCTGATCAAGGATTACCAACTTCTCGACATCGACAACAAAATCTCCTGTCAGATAGCCCTCGGATTTCTGCCATTTTGAAAGCAAAGTACAGGCAAACTCGTCTAGCCGAGATTGCGTCAAAATCTTGATGGGTTGCTCTATGACTAGACCGTTCATTTTCTTCGTCGTCTTGCGACTTGCTCTTGGCGTTGCATCAACAGTTTGCGCTGTTTCTGCGAAGCCATCAAGAAAGGTCTAAGGAGATCGTCGAACCTCAGTATTTCATCGCCTTTGAGGTCACTGTATCGCTCATGGCCTGACACGGCGAGAGAGAAGCTTTTTGCGAGACCGTAGCACTCTTCCTGCCTGATCCACGCGAGATTATCCGAGTGTGTGTCTTCTAAGTTGTAGGGCTTTTTACACCTGTACAGTGCGATGAAATCGGGGCGCCACATAGTTAGTCTCCTTCTTGTTCGGAAAAATCAGCGTAAACTTCGTCAAAAATTACTGCGAAATCGGCATTCGAACCTCTGCCACCCAAGGTGGTTTTTTCGATTGCCTTTGCGCGTTCATACGCTTTCTTAAAAACGCTTGGATTTAGCACAAGTGGTTCGTTCGCTGTGTGACCAACCAAGTTTTCGGAAGCGTTTTCAACGTCTCCTGGCTCGGTGCCGAGCAGTCGATAGAACTCGTCCGTGGTGACGTCACAAACGCTTGCGAGGCGCTCAATGTAGTCCGTCGTTATCCGGCGTTTGCTGTTGCTCATGCGGGATAGATGCCCAGGCGAAATACCTAATTCTTCGGCAAGTCGCTCTTGCGTATAGCCAGTGATCTGCTTGGCAAGTTTGATTGGGCTCTTGTGCATACATTTATTATTGCCAAATAGGAACAATGTACTAGGGCCTATTTGGCAATCAAAATCATCATGTTTTTGATCAAGCATGTTGCCTCTTTGGAAATATTGCGGCAATAATTGCCGCTATGTCACGCCTTGAGACATATTTGACCGTCAACAAAATTTCACAAACTGAGTTTGCTGAAACAGTCGGTTCTACGCCTTCCACCATATGCCGCATTATCAGCGGCAAACGCTTCCCAGGCCGAGCGCTTGCAAGTCGAATCGTTCGAGCGACAAACGGCGTTGTTACGGCAGGTGATCTGTTTGGTTTTGATGTTTCAGGGGCATCATCTTTAATTTCCGAGCCTCAGTCATCCCCACAAAATCGAGAAAAAGTGGGGGTGGATGTATGACGGGCTTTGGCGGCGTCAATGATCCGGTGCGGCAGCGGCTAAAAGTTGCAACGCACCGAAGCATAAAGCAGGCGGGCGGTCTGGATGCCTTTGCAGATATCACCCGTGTCGGTCGCAAGACGCTCAACGACTATTCCAACACCGGCAATGATCGGCACCGCGATACGTTCATGCCGGTCGATGTACTCGCCGACCTCG